ATGCCAAATTGGTGTAAAGGAAATTTGAAAGTTCGTGGAACAAAAGAAAATCTGACAAGATTTGTTCTTGAAGGTTTGCACCCTGTTGGGTTTCTTGGTGAAGAACGTGAAAGGTTATCAAAGAATGAATATGGTGATATTTGTTCAGAAGAAACGTGTTGGATTGAAAACACAAGAAGGGGATTTGTTGAAGGTGTTGAAGTATATTTTTCGGGCAATGAAGAGAATGAAATCTTAGTTGTAGTATTTGATTCTAAATTTGCGTGGGGAATCAATGCATCTGAACTTCTTGCAAACTGCATTAAATATCATGTTGATATGAAAATACATGCTTTTGAAAGAGGAATGGAATTTAATCAAGTCATTGAAATTGTTGATGGAAAAATTCTTAAAGACGAAGAACTTCACTTCGAAAATTATCAATGGGATTGCATCTGTCCAAATATGGGCGGTTGATATGACATCAGAAAAGGAAGGTGTTTTTTAGTGACAGTAAAAACAATTAACTCCGGTTCAAAAGAAAATGGTTATGCTCTGATTTCAGGGGGAGATGTTCTTCTCCTGGAATGCGGAGTACCGGCTAAGAAAATGTTGAAAGCTATTGATTATCAGACTTCCAGAATAGTTGGTTGTATTGCAAGCCATGTTCATTCTGATCACGTTGGTTTTATCAAACAATATATGCAGTACGGAATTAAGGTTTACACATCAGATGAAGTGCAGTCAGATATCGAAACAATTATGGGAGAAAGAACAATCGGATTGCAACGCATGAGACGAAAGAATTTTCTTGGTTGCTTTTCAGTTATCCCATTCCGTGTACCACATGGAGATACGGAGTGTGACGGATGGCTGATTGATACGGCAGAAGGACGTGTTTTATTTATTACCGATGCAGAGTATTGCCCGTATGATTTCTCGAAAATGAACATCAATTATGGACTAATCGAATGCAACTATTCTGAGGATTATCTTAGTGCAGATGATAGTGGTTCTAAAAACCACCACGTATTAACCGGACATTTAGAGTTACAAACGTGTAAAAGGCTCGTACAGAGCATTAACAGTAATAGCCTAAGAAGCATAGGCTTGATACATTTAAGCGTTGGAAATGGCAATCCACGGCGTTTCAGAAGCGAGATAAGCGAACTGGTTGACTGTGATGTGGATGTGTGGGTTGCAGAAAAAGGTACTGAGAAAGAATTTCGGCTAACGCCGTTTTAGGAGGGAATTGTGATTGATTACAGTAATTATATATGTTGCATGTGCAGTAATGGAATTTTCTTGCTTTAGAATGGCAAGCGACAAAGTATCTAAAGGCTTGTTTTTAACAGCTTCAATTTTATTTGCATTATCAGCGATTTTGCGCTTGATATAGAGAAAGGTGGAATGACTTATTAATAAAGTAATTCTTATGGGGCGCCTCACACGCGATCCAGAAATCAAATACACACAGGGTGGAAATTCTATGGCAATTGCGAGATACACACTGGCCGTAGATAGACGATTTAAAAGAGATGGAGAACCGACAGCAGATTTTATAAATTGCGTTGCATTCGGAAAAGCTGCTGAGTTTACTGAAAAGTATTTTCGACAGGGTTTAAAGGTTGTTGTGACCGGACGTATCCAGACGGGAAGTTATACAAACAAAGATGGACAGAAGGTATATACAACAGACGTTGTAGTGGAAGAACAGGAATTTGCGGAAAGTAAAGCAACGAGTCAGCAGAACCAGCGGAAACCAAGCGGACCGGCACCGGATAACTCAGATGGCTTCATGAATATACCAGACGGTATTGATGAAGAATTGCCGTTTAATTAAGCCTTAAGGTAGGTGATGTGATTTGACAATAATTGAAGATACACGGCAGCAGTCAGGAAAGCATGAAAAAAAACATAAATATTGGCTTTCCAAGAAAGTATATTGGCGCAGAACAGCTCTTGATTGTGGAGATTATACATTACCTGGAAATTCTTCTGTGTGCATCGATACGAAAAAAGATATTGAAGAATTGATTGGAGATATTCAGGTAAAGCAAATGGCTAAGAGCAAGATTGAACAAAAAGTTGATGATATTTGTTTAAAAAATGATATATCGTCTGAACTTGCGAAAAGCGTATTTCATATAATTTGCGATGATGACGAAAAAAGATTTGTTGAATCAGAGCTTACGTTCTTTTGTGCCGAAAATAACATCCCAGAAGAAGTTCTTGCCCAATTCCAGGAGCTTTATGTGAAGAGACATGGATTCTTCCACCGTGGTCTAAAAAGGGCGCAGAACAGCAATATAAAGCTTTACATACTGGTTGACAATAAGGATGGAATTAAAGAGTTGGATGATTTGACCTTGTGGGTAAATCCAAGAATGAGCAGATACAACAAAATTGTTGAAATGCATAAGCAAGGGAAATGGAAAAGTGTAGCATTGCCTAAAGGAAAACCTATGCCGGGCGAACAGCTTTACAAGGCATGTGTGACTATGGAACAGAAATATGGATGTAAGTTCTTATTTTGCAAACCGGAAGAGTCCGGACAAATAATTCTTGACTTACTCGGTGCGGAGGTAACGTAGATGAAAAATTCAATCCGATTTGAAGCAGAATCATTTAATGAATTACCGATGCGATGCAAAGAGATGTTCTTTGAGAAAATGGAAGAATACATGAAGAACGGTGACAATGGCTACAAAATTTTTAATGCAATTGGCTTCAATTACGACTGTTGCAATAGCCCAATAGAAAAAATTTTCTGTTTTGCTTTTGATATTTTATGCACGGAAAAGAATTTACTATTTGAACTCTTTCCGCAATTTAAAGTAATAAAGAATGGCAGAGTGTACTACGCTGACTTTTGCTTTCTTACTAATACGGATTTCTCGGAAATTTATAAGTGTGAAAATAGATTGAAATTAATTATAGAGTGTGATGGACACGAATATCATTCGAGCAAAACACAGATAAAACGCGACAACGAACGTGATTTTAATCTAAAAGCTTCCGGTTTTGAAGTATTGCATTTCAGTGGAAGTCAGATTTACGAGAATCCTTGGAAATGCGCAGAGCAGACAATTAATTTTATTCTTTCCAGGCTCGGAAAACTTACGGAGGTAGCATGATGTCCAGTGATGTGAAATGGATAAAAATTGTAACAGACATATTTGATGACGAGAAAATGTATGCTATTGAATCACTTCCAGATGGAATGCAGATTGAAATTGTTTGGTTTAAAATACTTTGCCTTGCCGGTAAGTGCAATCAAGGTGGATTACTGTCTATTTCTAGCAAAATAGCTTACACAGATGAGATGTTGGATAAAATATTCAGAATGGAAGTCGGAACGGTTAAGAGAGCCTTAGAGGTGTTCCAAAGCCTCGATATGATTGAAGTGGAAGAGAATACATATATGGTGTCAAACTGGTCAAAATATCAGAACCAAGACGCGCTGGAGGCTATTAAAAAACAGAACAGAGAGAGACAGAAAAGATTCCGTGAACGACAGAGAGAAAAAGATAGTAACGTTACGAATGCGTTAGGAAATAACGTTAATCGCTCTATATCTTATTCTTATTCTAATAATACTAATATATCGAATCTATCTTATATATTAAATAATAATATACATACAGATAGTAATTATATATTGGAAAATGATGACTTAAAACAATGTTTGGAAGAATGGATGGAGTATAAAGACGGAAGAAAACCAAAATCCAGCAACCATTACGGGACAGAAATTGGAATCAAAAAGACTATCACGCAATTTGTTTCTGCATATCGTAACTATGGTATAGAAGTGTTGAGAAAAATTGTTGATGATTCCATTTCGAACAATTACTCAGGTGTCATTTGGGATAGATTGAACAAGATGCCAAAGAAGCAAAAACAGGAAACACCGATAATCTCCACTCAGGCAAATGACCGATTTTCCTGTTTAGAACCATCTTTTCGCAAACGCCTAGAAGACGCTGGGGCAATCGAGGGACAGTCACTTAATTACGGACCACTCAGAGAGCATCCAGAATGGTTACAGCAACTTAAGGAGTGTGGCGTAAGCGATGTATAGTTTTAAAGAAGAGGATGCTTATAAATTTGCAAGGCATGTAGGATCTCCGGTAAAACGCCATGGCGATGAGCTACGTTTTACTCAATATTGCCCTTATTGCCATGGTGGAGATGGAAGCAAACGCGATAAAGACACGTTTTCAATCAACTTGCGAACAGGACAGTTTAAATGCTTACGATCCAGCTGTGGAATTACTGGAAATATGATTACACTGGCTAGAGACTTTGATTTCAACCTTGGCTCGCAGATTATGGAGTATTACCAACCGAGAAAACAGTACCGGAAGTTAAAAACGCCAGATAAGCCGATTATCCCAAAAGAACCGGCAGTGAAATACTTGGAAAGTCGTGGGATATCTGATGAAATCACGCGTGAATATGAAATCACAACACAGAAAGACCACGACAATATATTAGTTTTTCCGTTCTTTGATGAAACCGGAAAAATGCAGTTTGTGAAATACCGGAAGACAGATTTTGATAAATCTAAAGACAAGAATAAAGAATGGTGTGAACACGACTGCAAGCCGATTCTGTTTGGAATGAAACAGTGTAAAGATTTTACAAGGCTTGTAATTACGGAGGGGCAGTTAGATAGCCTTTCCGTAGCAACAGCCGGTGTAAATAATTCTGTAAGCGTTCCAAATGGCGCGAAAGGCTTCACATGGGTTCCGTATTGCTATGACTGGGTTAGCAAGTTTGAAGAGATTGTTGTGTTTGGAGATTTTGAGAATGGTCACATAACACTGTTGCAGGAAATAAAACAGAGATTTCCAAACAAAGTGAAACATGTTAAAGAGACTGATTATCAGGGCTGTAAAGATGCGAATGAGCTATTGCAAAAGCATGGATGTGAAAGTGTTCAGCTTGCTGTAGAAAATGCAGAATTAGAACCGATTAAGCGCGTGGTGGACCTTGCAGACGTCGAGGCAGTGGATATATATAAGCTCAAGAAACTTGATTCGACGATCAACGAATGCAACAGGCTCCTGTATGGCGGATTGCCATTTGGTGGAGTTGTATTGGTTATTGGAAAACCAGGAGAGGGAAAATCGACGTATGCAAGTCAAATTATAGCGAGATCGGTTGAGGCAGGACATAAAATATTTGCTTATTCTGGAGAACTTCCAAACTATCTTTTTAAATCTTGGATTGATTTTCAGATAGCCGGTCCGCAGCACATTATTGAGACTAAGAATAAATTTGGAGATATTTCAAGAAAGATTTCCAATCAGAATCAACAACTAATCAATGACTGGTATCGGGGGAAAATATTTCTCTATGACAGCAGAAGCGTAAATGGAGATGAAAAAGAAAATCTATGTGAAACAATTCGGAAAACAATTTTGCAGTACGAGATAGATGTGATTTTGATTGATAATCTCATGACCGCAATTGATCTTGATGAAGAACGTGGAACGGACAAATACGAAAAACAGAGCTTATTCATGAAAAGGTTGGCAAGAATGGCATTGCAATATAATGTGTTGATTCTCTTGGTAGCACATAAGCGAAAAAATAATTTTTCCACAAACGAAAATGATGAGGTAAGTGGAACTGGAGATATTTCAAATCTTGCATCTCTCGTCATCGGATACAGTAAAGATAGGGAGTTGAGTAATACATATAGGCGCTTGACAGTTCCTAAGAACAGATTGTTTGGAAGAATTAATACAGAGGGATTTCTGGTTATGTATGATGAACGTTCGAAGAGAATTTACGGAGACCATGACAACTTAAATATTGAATATGGTTGGAGCAAACAAAACGGTTTTACTGAGATTGATCAATTAAATATTCCTTTTGAAGTAGAGCTGACAGAATCTGATATTGAAAAAATGTTTAATCATTTGGAATCTGAATTTACGGATGCTACTGGTACAGATGAGGATTGTGAAAGATTACAAAAACTTGTCCAGGCAATCTATGAAAAGGCTGGAAAAACAGATTTTGCATTAAAAAAAGCAACTGAAACAACGAATAAAATAGAAAAAAAGATGATGGAGGAAAAGAAACATGGATAAAGTATTGAAGTTAGCAAAAGAACTAGTGGCAGCAATCGAAGAAGAGGGGCAGAAGAACAAGGTGATGCTGAAAGATATCCAGGCTGGTGGAAAATTTGAAACGGGCATCGGAAGATTCATTGTTCTTGAGCAGAAGGCGGATTGCACAGTAATTATCACAGAAGGATTATATCGTAAAAATGAAGAATTTGACGATGATTGTACTGATTACAAAAAATCTTCTTTGAGAAAACTGTGCGATGGCGAAATTTTCAATGAATTTGTCGCTGAGTTCGGAGAAGACAATATCTGTGAAAATGAAGCAGGATTAGTAACAGTTGATGGTCAGGAAGTTTTTGGAAAGCTTCTGACAAAGGTAAGACCAGTAACATTCGATGAGGGACGTAAATACAATGAATTATTAGTCAACAAGGAACTGCCGGATTGGTACTGGACATGCACCTCTTGGAGTACAGCGGAAAGAGGTTGGAAATATTCAGTAGCGGTTGTTTCCCCGTCCGGTGGCATCTGCAGCTATAGTTTCAACAGCAGTGGCGGGGTTCGCCCACTTTGTATCTTAAAATCTAATATCTTTGTATCTCGCGTAGAGGAGGATTAATACGATGACATTAAAAGAATTTGGAGAAAATCTTGAAAAGCTAAATGAAGCATATGAACAGTTGAGAAAGAAATATCAGAAACCGGAAATCGGAAAGACAATTGATGTTTCCGGGATTAAGTGGCTGGTACTGGACAAGCTCGAGAAAGGATATCTTGTAATTTCCAATGAGTTTTATGGATGTAGCAGAAAATTTGACAGTGATTGCAACGACTGGAAAAACAGTGATTTGAGAAATGAGCTTAACACAGATCTTCGCAAAAAGATTGAGAATGAGTTGGGAGTGAATTCACTGGTTGAATTTGAGCGCAATTTACTTTCATTAGATGGTCAGACTGAATACGGCACTTGTAGAGATTTTGTTTCACTCATTTCTGTGGACGAATACCGGAAATATAGAAAGCTTCTTCCAAATACAGAGAGATGGTGGTGGACACTTACACCAGACAGCACACCTTGTAATAATGATGGTAAATGGCTTCGGGTTGTTTCCCCGTCCGGTGGCATCAACAGCAATAGTTGCCGCAACGGTAGCGGGGTTCGCCCAGTTTGTATCTTCTCCTCTTCAATCTTTGAATCTGAGGAATAGTACAAATGTCAGATGAAGTTTTACTGGTAATTGAAAAAGCGAAAGAGCTTGCTAAGCATACTTTAAAAGTAACAAGCAATGCTAATAGGTATCCAAAGAAATTCAGATTTTCATTAGTGGATAAGATGCAAAATAAATCGTTGGAAATCTATGAAATGTTATTTGAAGCCAATAGAACAGATATTAAATATTACAAAAGAGAGCGTCTTGAACTGCAAACAAAAGCAATTACATATTGCGATGAGCTCAATTTTTATATAGAAATGTCGTATGCTCTCGGGATTATAAATTCTGCTAGTATGGGAAACTGGTCAAGGATGGTTTCTGATGTAAAATATATGGCTATTGCATGGAGAACCAAGGATAGAAAAAGATAAATACATTTTTAGGTTCGTTTCCGTTAAGCGGTTGTTTCCCCGTCCGGTGACATCAACAACAATAATTACAACAACAGTAACGGGGTTCGCCCATTCTGTATTACAGACAGTCAGAGTAGGCATCAAGCCGAAATCAGAGAAATAGATACAAAAAGGAGACGGACCTTCCTCTCAGAGGTAAATATAAAGGAGTACCAATGGATAAGGATATTGTTACAGATTATGGGAATATGTATCACGCTTATAAAAAAGCGAGATCTGGTAAAAAATTTCATGGCAGCACTGCAAGATTTTCTAATATAGCTTTAGATGGTATTAATACATTGAAAAAGCAATTAGAAGGACAGGCGTATACAGTTGATCCGTATAACGAGTTTGAAATATGCGAGCCCAAACGTAGATTAATTGAATCATGTACCTTTAAGGATAAAGTAGTGCAACATACACTCTGTGACAATATTCTGCATCCGAAATTAAAAAATGTATTTATCAAATACAATTCCGCCGGACAGGTTGGAAAAGGGACATTATATGCATTAGACGGATTAAAGAGTCACATGGAATCATTCTACAGTAGACATGGTACAAATGGCTGGATATTGAAATGTGATATTAGACATTTCTTTTACGAAATCGACCATGAAATATTGAAAGACATTGTAGATTATTTCTTCCCTGAGCCGTACACAGCATGGATTAATCATACATTAATTGATAGCAGAGAAAATCCAGGTTTGCCACTTGGTAATCAGGCTGGACAGGTGTATGCGCTCCTTATGGTTCACCCAGTCGATTGTATGATAACTGGTGAGCTTGGAATTACTGAATATGGTCGATACGCGGACGATTTTTACTTGATTCATCAGGACAAGGAATATTTAAAATGGTGCTTGGAGTGTATCCGGGAGCTATTAAAAAGTCTTGGACTTGAAATGAATGGTAAAACGCAAATCGTGCCATTCAGAAAAGGCATTCGTTTTCTTGGATTTCATCACTATATGACGGCTGATGGAAAATATATTCGGAAGTTGACAGGTGAGAACAAACGGAAGAACAAAAAGAAGTTCCGAAGATTAGTTAAAGATGTGAAAGCCGGAAAACTTACGGAAGAAAAATTCTATGAAAAATATAATTCGTGGAGGAACCATGCATCTCACGGAAATTGTATAAAACTTATACACAGCATGGATTTGTATATTGAAAGATTAATGAAAGGAGACAGTGATGAAATATAAAGTTGGAGATAAGGTGAGAGTTATAAGTATCTTAAAAGCCGGTGAGAAATATGGAGATAAGAAGTTTACAAAATGCATGGAGAAATACAGAGGTGAAGTAGTAACAATTTCAAAAGTATACTGCAATAGGTACTGTATCAAAGAGGACTATGAAGGATGGTACTGGACAGACGAAATGTTTGAAGGATTGGCAGAGGATGAATTGACAGCAGAAGAAGCAATTAAAATTCAAGCTGAGATGTGCAGAAGTATCATGTGTAAAGACTGTGCAATCGACAGGCTTAGATGTGACTCACATTGCGAATGTGCTGAATATCGTTCAAAGAATCCCGACAAAGTACTTGAAATCATCAAACAGTGGAAGAAAGACCATGAGAAGAAAGAGGTTGAGACAGAGCGCGCCATAATGGTTCGTGTGCTTGTTGGAAATGACTGTAACGGAAAATGCGTACATGAAGAAGAGGTTCCATCCGGTGAAACATGGGAGCGAGCGCAAGAAAGAGTGCTGAAAGAATATTGTGAAAACCACGAGGGCAAATACATATCTACAATATGTGGCATCTGCCGGGTAAAGGAGTAACTATGGACACAGGAGAAAAGATAGATTACATGATTCAGTGTTTACATGTAGCAAAAGGAGAATCCATGTTTTTGGACGAATACGATTCTAAAAACTGGGAAACCGATATGAGATGGTTATCTATGCACAGAGCGCCAAACAAAGCATTAATTAAAGATAACCTTAGAAATGTTGCTAGAATGGGATTCCAGGTGGCAAATGAGGTGAAATGATGATTAGAAAATTGATAGAAGAAATTATTGAAAAGTATTATCGGGAAGACGGTGAATACTATTCAAGAGATCGTGAAGATGAAAGCGGAAACGATTTTGAAATGGACGAAGAAATTAAATCTGCATTGGAAGAAAAAGGAATACAGTTCGAGATTAGATTTGAAGATGGTTTTTCTTCGTGTGCCTACGACAATGATTTTCTGGCTATTGCATGGATAGAAGCGAATGGCACGTTGGAACTTACAACGGTATTGTTAGAAATTAAATAAATTACAGAAAGGAGACGGAGCTCCGGCCGGGCAAAGATATATCGGCTCCTTTCGAAGATATGAAAGATTTAATTATAGACGCCTTTGCCGGTGGCGGGGGTGCATCCGTAGGAATTGAAATGGCACTCGGCAGACCAGTAGACATTGCCATTAATCATGATCCAGACGCCATATTGATGCATAAGACCAACCACCCGGATACGTTGCATCTTACAGAAGATATTTTTAAGGTCAACTTGAAGAAATATGTAAAAGGACAACACGTGGCTCTTATGTGGGCGAGTCCAGATTGTACAAGCCATTCAAAAGCAAAAGGTGGCAAGCCAAGAGAAAAAGGACTTCGGATTCTTCCGTGGGCGGTATACAAACACGCAAAAGCTATTCTGCCGGATGTAATTCTTATGGAGAACGTAGAAGAAATACAACAGTGGGGTCCGTTAGACGAAAAAGGTTATCCAATACCGGAGAGAAAAGGCGAGGATTACAAGAAATTTATTACGGCAATGAAGAACCTCGGGTATCGTTTCGGGAGCAGAGAGTTGGTAGCTGCTGACTACGGAGCACCGACCACAAGAAAGAGATGGTATGCAGTATTCCGTAGAGATGGACTGGAAATCAGATTCCCAAAGCAGACTCACAGTGCAGACGGCATCGGATTTGAGAAGTGGAAACCTTGTGGAGATTACATTGACTGGTCAGACCTTGGAAGTTCGATATTTGAGCGAAAGAAACCACTTGCAGAAGCTACACAGAAGAGAATCGCAAACGGTATTAAGAAATATATTATCGATGCAGAATCTCCTTATATCGTGAGGAATGGAGAAGCACTGGCATACATCATCCAGTATCACGGAGAAACAAGAGCCGGTGATTCAAGAGGACAGCTTTTGACGGAACCGATCAAGACGATTGATACATCGAATAGATACGGACTTGTGACAGCTTTCATCACGAAATATTACAAGACGGGGATTGGACAGGGGTGTGATGAACCATTACATACAATTACGACATCTCCGGGGCATTTTGGATTGGTATCAGCATTTCTGATTAAGTATTACGGCGGTGGGTGCGGACAATCCATAGACAGACCGTTGGATACGATTACCACAAAGGACCGGTTTGGACTTGTGAATGTAATTCTTGATATTAAGGGTGAAAAATACATCATATCTGATATTTTTTTGCGGATGCTAAAACCAGAAGAACTAAAAGTAATGCAAGGATTTCCAAAGGACTATATTATCGACAGGGATTACAACTGGAAGAAATATCCGATTGCAAAGCAAGTCGCAAGAATCGGAAACAGTGTGGTCCCAATTATGGCAGAAAAGCTTGTAGAAGCAAACTGCCCGTATCTGAAAATCGGTGAGCGAGTGCCGAACATGAGTATTGATGATACAGAAGAACAATTAAGATTTGCGTAGGTGAGAAGAATGAATATTGAATTAAAAGAGATAGACAAAGACACATTGAAAGTCGGGGATGTGTTATGAAAGTATGTTGGTTTTCAACAGGAATAAGCAGTTTTGTAGCTTGTTATTTAGCAAAGGATGTAGATGAGATTATATATACTCACGTATCGAATCAGCATCCAGATAGCTTAAGATTCTTGCATGATTGCGAGAGAGTGCTTGGAAGAAAGATAACAATCTTACAGTCAGATGAATATGAAAGCGTGGATGATGTGATCGAAAAGACCCGATGCATTAATACACCTCATGGAGCACCGTGTACTGAAAGACTTAAGAAGAGAGTTCGTAGAAAATGGGAGAGAGAACACTCGGACCATCACATCTATGTGTGGGGATATGACGTAAATGAGCAGAACAGAGCAGACAGAGTTTGCAAAGCTTTAAGTGATTATGAACATGAATTTCCGCTTATAGAACACGGACTAACTAAAGAAGAAGCACACGGAATTGCGGACAAGCTCGGATTAAAACGCCCTGTTATGTACGACATGGGATATCCAAACAATAACTGCATCGGCTATGTAAAAGGCGGTATGGGATATTGGAATAAAATTCGGGTAGATTTTCCGGAAGTATTTGAGCGAAGAGCGAAGCAAGAACGTGAGATAGGGCATAGCTGCATAAATGGTGTATTCCTGGATGAATTAGAACCAAACAGAGGAAATATCAATACGGAAGTCATGGAAGATTGCACGATAGCGTGTCAGCTTCTGACTTGGAATAAATAGTTAATCAGGCAGCCGATTATCACACGGTAGTCGGTTGTCGAGAGAGGAATGAAATGAAGAAAATACTTGATGCATGTTGCGGAAGTCGCATGTTTTGGTTCGATAGAGAGAATCAAGATACCATTTATGCTGACAATAGAGAACTTGAAACAACATTGAGTGATGGGCGAGCACTTCTAGTTAAGCCAGATATAAAAATGGACTTCCGGGAGATGCCATTTCCGGACAATACATTTAAGATTGTGGTGTTTGACCCACCTCATTTAAAACAAGCCGGCAGTGAATCATGGCTTGCTAAGAAATATGGGGGTTTACCGAAAGATTGGAAACCGTACCTCAAAGCAGGATTTCTGGAATGCATGAGAGTGTTAGAGCCGGACGGAATATTGGTTTTTAAGTGGAACGAGGAACAAATAAAACTGAATGACGTGTTGAAAGAGTTTGGAAAGGAACCACTTCTCGGAGATCAGAGAGGTAAGACACGTTGGATTTTGTTTATGAAGTAGGTAGAACGAATTATGAAATTAACAGCAATAGCAAGAGAAGATTTAGAAGCAAAAGGGTTAGCGTTACCAAATAAACTTGAACTTGAATGCAGAGGAATAGCAATCCCGGATATTTATGCGGATAGAATCGGCAGAAAGAATGTTGAAACCGGAGAATTCGAATCATTCTTTAAGGTAGACAATAAAAATGGTAATACAGTGGAATTTGATAGATTCCGGGAGAACGTCACATTGTTAGAAAAAGAGCATACCGTCTTTAGTCGAGAAACGCGAGAAGAGAAGAATGTGATTGACTATTATGTTCCGTATGATATCCAGGAGAGTAGCAAGAATAGACCGACAGTGACTAATGAATTTCCGGAGAGTGGCTATCTGACAGAAGGTTATTATGAGTGTGAATACGAGTTAATTCTGACTTGCGGAGAGGCAACCAGAAGACTTGTAATTCCACAGAGAACAGTCAATGTTCCGATGATTTCATTGCTGTCGAACATCGAAGATGAAATCATAGCTATTTTGGATGGTTTCCCAGATGAGGATAACAATTTTGCTGATGTGCTGGAATTAATGGATGACCATTACGAAATTAAGATGTTTGATGATTATGGAATTCCTGCAAATATCGAGATTAACCATGCAGATGATTTCGTGAATATGATTGTTTCAGCTAGACAGGTTAAATGTGAATTCAAATATGGAGATGATAAGTAAATGGGAAAAATCAACAAAGAATTTCAATGGAGTATGCAAGGTATCCTTCACGCCAGAGAAGTTGTGTCAAAAGACGGTCTTGAGGGACTGGATAAAGAAATTAAGATGCGTGGTTTTATGCAAGCGCCGTTGGTATACAGCAAAGGTCAGATTGATGGTTGGTGGGATGAATTATCAACGAACCTATATGCCACAATGACCACAGTTGCTGGAATGGTGTTGCGAGAGCATTTCGGGTTCGGAAAGCAAAGACTTCTTAAGTTTAGAAACGAATTCCAGAATATGACCAAAAGTGCGCTGGACCTCGATTACCTTGGAAGTCATTATGTGACGCTTGAGGACTATGCAAACGAGCTAAATGAACAATTTGACATGGGAATCGATGTAAGCCGTGTGAGAAATTGTCAGGGCAGTTATGATGATACCGATGCAAAGTTTCGAACTGTAAAGTTGGACAAGGTTCTTGAGGAGCTGAAAGCTGGTGGATTTGAAGACGCAGCGCAATTCCTGGAAAAGAAGGTGGCATAGTGAACGAAATGTTCTGTGACAAAGAAAACTTGAAGAAATTAATAGAGACTTTTGAAAAGCACCGGAAAGACCATTCGTTAATCGTGTTAATCCAGACAAAGGATTTGGAATCCGTTAATTTAAATAAGATTCCAAGCAATATTTATTTTATTCCGGATCCTCACTTAAATTTCGGAGAGTTATATATATTGAAAAATGAATTGAAAGACAATGCATGGAACTTGATTCAAAAGGGTGAAATAAACTTTAAGAGGGGTGAATTTGATGGGGTGCAGGCTTAAGTGTATAGAAAACGAAGACAATCATATGTGTTGCCTGGAATGCCCGGACTTTGATGGTTGCCCAGTTCAGTGTGAGTTTTTGGACAGCTGTGAATTTGTAGAGAATTGTCCGAATTACGTGAAGGAGGAAGAGGAATGAAATTAAAGAATTTTCTAAATGTAATGAATCCAACTCGGACATACAAGGTTATCTGTGATGGAGCAGTTGCGGAGTTTGAGCCAGACGAAGAACTCCCGGATATTATAGCGGAAGCTGAGTTGATAAGAAGCACAAAGGATAAAGAAACAGGATGCGTTGTATTCGAAATCAAATCAGAGGAGGGAGAACATGAGAATCATTAGTCAGAGCGGATTACTGGATGTGCCTTATGAATTGATTGCAATTTCACCATATTCAGGAAATATGGCAACAATCGTTGGAACGTTTCCGGGGAATGACCTCGGCAAAGGAGATAGAGTTTATATTTTAGCTGAATATTCCACCGAAGAAAAAGCAATTAAAGCTATGAAGATGTGCAGAGAAAAGTATCTTTCAAGAATGGAGCTGAATGGTGGGTATGACGTTGTAAACGGTTGCTACGTGCAACCTAATTACTGGGTATTGCCGAAAGTATTTCAGTTTCCGAAAGATGAAGAGGTGCAAATATGATTATTTTATTATTTTTAATTTTTTTAGGTTTGACGATTTTGACTATATTAGCAGATGGAGAAGAATTAGCATTCATTCCGCTTCTTGGAGTATTTGTGTGTTTGATTGCAGCTATTGTTTTATGTATAGGTGTAAAAGATGGGGCGGTTATAGATGAAAAGATAGCAATGTACAAAAAAGAAAATACTAAAATAGAAAACCAAATGGACGTACTTGTATCGCAGTATATGAAATTTGAGACGGATACATACGGAGAATTGAAAAATGAAAGTTCTATTACACTCGTATCGCTGTATCCAGATCTAAAATCAGATGAGCTGGTAAAGAAGCAAATTGAGGTATACGAATCAAATAATAAAGAAATAAGGGAAATGAAAGAAAAGAAGATAAATTTAAAAGTGTTGAAATGGTGGCTATATTTCGGAAAGTAGGTGTGGCAAATGCGATATACAGAATATCATGCTGGAAAAGCAGTAATCAAGGATAAGAATTTGCTGTCAGAAGCTATGGAGAAGTTGGCAAGATATGAAGATGCCGAGGAAAAGGACAGGCTTGGTCAGTGGATCCCATGCAGCGAGAGGTTGCCGGAGGATAACACGGATGTAATTGTATGCTTTTACAGCGGAACAGTAACAGAGATGAGATATTGGGGAAATGGAATCTTTCAAGGAATCTATGAACATACGACAAAAGTAATTGTTGCCTGGATGCCGTTGCCGGAACCGTACAAGGGAGAGTGAAAATAGATGCTAAAACCAAAAGTAAAAGCCAGTGAATTTGAGAGGTTCGGATTCAAAAGATGCAAAGGTATTCCAAAAGAATCAGAGTGTTATTATCTCTGTATTGCAAGAGGATGCAAGATGCTGTTTGTCAGTGATTCATATTTTGGTGTAAATGATTGGGATAAAAACGATCCACGGATACATAAGAATGCAAACTGTCGGTACAGGGATATGCGAACAGCGTTGGATATAATCTATGAGTTGATTAAGGAAGATATGCTAAAAAGTGAACGGGACATTGAAGAACAGCCAATAGCGTTTGATGTGGAGAATATCATTAAGCAGCTTGAGAAAGAAAGAGATTATTCTTACGAAGATTATGAGAATTATGCTGAAAAACATGATATGGATGTAGAATGTGATGATTTATTCTGTCGAGGATTAGATAGAGCAATTGAAATTGTGAAGCGAGGTGGAAGAAAATGTTAGTTCCAGCAATTTTATACAAAAATCAAATTCAGAAAGAATTTCAAAAATATTATTATACAACAGACATGATGTACGAGACAGGTTGCTTGGACAATTGGAGTCCAAACATAGAAGAAAATCCAGACGAACAAACATACCAATATGCAATTATAGGAAATGATAATAAGTTGATTGGCTTTCTTGCTTTCAGAATAGATTGGTATTGCTCTCGTGTTTATAATTTTGGTTTGTTTTCATTCGACAGAGGAAACGTATTGATTGGAAGAGAAGTATTTCATAAATTAGATGAGCTTGTTAATAGATTTCATAGAGTGGAGTGGAGAGCTGTTAGTGGTAATCCTGCTTGTAAAAGTTACGACAGTTTTATAGAAAAATATAATGGAAATAAGCATGTTCTTAAAGATGCAATTAGAGATAGAACTGGTAATTATCATGATGATATTATTTATGAGATTGTTAGAGGTGGAAGAGATGAAGAATAAAGAAAAGTACGCAAAAGAGATTGTGGAGCTTGCTTGCGACGGTAATGGTATTGCTGTTGATAAGCATTCGGGAACAGTTTGTTCGTGCAACTATATTTCATGTAGTAATTGTTTGTTTGATGACAACAAAGATTGCGGTAAGAGAAGAAAAGATTGGGCAGAATCCGAGTACATTGAAAATCCAGTGATAAGCAAGAGAGATAGAGCGTTTTTGGAATATATTGGCGCAGGAATAAATTATATAACTAGGGATATGGATGGTGGTTTATTCATTTATATCAGCAAACCACATAAACTTATTGACTGTTGGGAAAGTAGTGGGTGTGAATCAGACAAAAGCTTAAAATTCTTTAAGTTGGATTTCCCAATGGTCAAATGGGAAGACTCCGAACCGTGGCTTATCGAGGACTTGAAGAAGTTGGAGGTAGTTGAGAATTATGAATAGAGAATGCTTTTTTTAGAGCGAAACATATCCATGCAATGGATAGTAACGAGCATCTTAATGGAACATGGGTGCATGGCTATCTTAGTGACAAGAATTATATCTACGATAAAAGTCTCGAGGGTGAATTCCTGGTTGATGAAAATACGATTTGCCAGTACACAGGATTGACTGACAAGAGTGGAAAGAAAATATGGGAAGGGGATATAATTAAATACCATTTTGGAGAAGTTTATGCGCCGGTAAAATTCGGAGAATATCAGAGTTGTTTTGATAGCGCACCAACGATCCATGTCGGATTCTATGTGGACTGGGACGAAAACCGTGATATTAGAAAAGACTTGGGATATTGGATCAAGTTGGTTGATGCAGAAGTTGTAGGCAACATATTTGATAATCCCGAACTGTTAGAAGAGGAGGGGAATTAATATGGCAAAGATATTTAAAGTAAGTGGATATTTTGTGGATGCAAATGGAGTGGTTGATAAAGAAAAATTTGAGGGCAAATTGGAATCGCTTGAAGATTTATTTTCGCATCATCTTCATGTGGAAGAAGCTGACATTGGAGAATGGGACGAAGAAAGCCCTTTGAATTACGACAACTGTGACCTTGCAGATTGCGAGAAATATTTCAAGAGAAAAGTTCCAGTAGATAATGACAGAAGCGTTATGGTCGGACAAGTTTACAGACATTTCAAGGGGCATACAGTTAAAGTTCTCCATATCAGTCAGGATACGGAAGCACCGGGACAGTTTTATGTGGTTTATGAATGTGAGGACGGAGCTATTTGGAGCAGACCTTACGGGATGTTTGTGAGCGAGGTTGACCATGAAAAATATCCAAATGTAAAGCAGAAATACAGATTTGAATTAGTGGGAGACGAGGATGATGCAAATTAAAGATTTCAGTAAGCCGATAATGTTACTGCATAATCAGCTTGCGCCATCGGCAATATTCAAATTCAATGACCGGGTATTTATAAAAGTATCTGAGGCTTATACTGATGATTTTAGCAATTCTTATGATTTTAGCAAAAAGCAGTTAGTACAATTCAGTCCAGACACAGAGGTAGAATACGTGAGAGGAACATTGATATTACACAGAGGAGATTGGAGTGAGAGCGATGAGCGACAGTAAATGCCAGCGCCTTGATGCAATATCCGGGCGAGATCAAATGGCTGAGAAGCCACCAACGGAAGAAGCAAGCAGACGGTTTAGAATGCCAGTATGCTATGAATTTTTAAGGTACTTGGCGAAAAAGAAAAAGGTACAAGGAAAGGACTGAATAACTTGAATCTCAGTAAAGAGCAACGCAACGGAATGGAAGACCATCACGCGGAAATGGCAGAAAATCCACCTAACCAACATGCGTATGAGAAATTCAAGCGCAAAAGCGTATCAGAGTGTTAGCGTGGAAGAATATTTGCGAAAGCGCAATTTTGATGTAGAAAAGAAAATATAAAACAATGGGTGAGTGAGCTTTGATAACAAAATAAAAACAGGTACCGGACAAGAATCTTTGGCGAGATCTCCGGTACCCATTCACCTAAGAAGAGTATAGCATAGTTCATCTTCTTAGGCAATTGCTAGGAGGATAATTATGCAGACACAGAAAGAAATCGTAAGAGATAGCGTATTGGCAACTATGAGACCGTATCTGAATGCAGTCACTATGGATATTCTGAATCAAGCGATTGTAAGCGCAATGGCTCATGTTGATGTTGTGGAGACAGAGACATTACCGGCAACAAATGAGAATACGAATAACTATATACTAAATGTTTATATGACAAAGAAAGTTCCAAAGCTGAGCAGGCAGACATCAAAATATTATCTGGAGACTATCAGACATTTTATTCAGTTCACGAATAAATCTTTGCTGAATATAAATGATATGGATGTGGAGCTGTATTTACAGTGGTATCATGCAACCGGTTTTCGTGGAGCTGGAAACATTGCATCAACCGTGAATAACGAAAGACGTAACCTGTCAGCATTCTTCACCTGGATGCGAAAGCAGAAGATGATAAATGAAAATCCAGTAGACGGAGTAGAACCATTTGCTGAAATTGAAAAGCCAATTGAATTTCTTGCCGATTGGGAAATGGAAGCATTGCGTGATGCATGCCGGACCGAGGTAAATGGAGTAACTAATTTCAAGGAATACCGTGAGCATTTGAGAGATAGAGCTGTATTAGAATTCTTTCGTAGCACTGCTATTCGTGTTTCTGAGTGCGTTCCAATCAATAGACAGGACATTGACTGGCAAAAGGGGGAAATCCTCATTTACGGGCAGAAAACACGCGCATACAGAACTGTGTGTTTGGACGATGTAGCAAAGTATCATTTGAAAAAGTATTTGGATAGTAGAAAAGACAATAATCCAGCATTGTTCGTGGCAACAAAAGGAGAACATAACAGACTTGCTAAGAGTGGACTGGAATATGTGATTCGTACAATCGGAGAGAAGTCAATCCTTGACAGGCGCATCTATCCGCATCTATTTCGTAAAACTACGGCAACGAATATGGTCCGCCGTGGTTGTCCGCGTGACTTGGTCGCATTTTATCTTGGACATAAGAACGGGAACACAAAGACACTTAATACACATTACGCAGCTACGGATCCAGCACAGGTCATTCAAGCATTTCGGAAATATGGAGCTGTTGCGTAAAAATTTTTCTGAAAAAAAATCTAGAATTGGCGCGTTTTTAGAGCGCGTTTTTAGGGCAAATTTTTGAGCCGAAATTTTTCGTCAAAAAAAGATGTCACCCCAAAATAAAAAAGGTTAAAAATCTGGACGCTGGGAAAATTGTTCATTCTAGCGTCCTTTTTCTGACAATTCTGTTCGGGTGTATGATGTATAGAATAGCTCTGTACGCGTCTATTCCTGTCCGTATTGGCTTGTAATAGCGCAAGACATAATTCTATTGAGTACGCGTAAAACGTCTTAAAATCGAATATATACGCTTGTATCATAGCACTAATATTTCTATCTGTAAATAGCTTATTATAGAAGCACTAAAAGCCGGAAGTTATCCGGCTAGATGGCTAGATGCCTAAATATGCATCAATTTTCTCGTCTAATTCTGCGGCATGCTCCTTGGCCTCTTCCATTGTCATATTCCCCATAATGTAGCGTTGATAATTATTAAATCTTAGACGCTCCTCTACTGTCATAGCTGCAAGCCTGTCTATTATTTTTAACTCGCGCTCGTCTATGTCTTCGTATGTTCTAGGAATCTTTTTTGGTGGTTCCGGTCTGCCTGTCTTCCTCGACAATCTAATTGCCTTATCTAGTGCTTCCATGACTTTTTCTAATTTCTCCATGCTGTTTTCTTTCTTCCCTTGTCCCTGGGAGCTAGGATATAAAACCGCTCCGGGGCAATGCTCCCCGGTACGCTGTCAGCGGTGATTATTTTTTATGATTCTCTAAATATGCATCCAGTCCATACTTTGCAAGTTGTTCCATTGCAAGTAGTTCCGCACTTTTTACAGTCGAAACACATTGTATTTAGATCGCTGTAATAAATATTATATGCGTCCTGTCTTTCTTCCTGTCTCATTGCAAGAACTCGCTCGAATGCTCTCTTGACTGTAGGCAGAACACGGGCACCGCCTTTTATTGCTTTTGCCAACGTTATCATCTCCGTGTTTGTTTTGTCGTAAATATGTGAAATAATGTTGTCAAATTCCTCTGTCGATATATTAAGCTCCTTTAAATCCTGTTCGTATGTTCTCATGTTTAAAACCTCTCTTTCTTTGTTGCGCCCTGTCTCATCGGTGCAGGTAGGGCAGTTCCTACAGACGCCCTAAGGCGTTTCGACTATTTATATTCGTGTGTCTCGCCTTGCCATGTGATCCGGCAAGATGTATCCGGCTCAGCTGTGTGAATCATGTAAGAGCGAGTAGCCCAACTGCTAAGCTCTGCCACGAACAAGATTATAACTATCATTTTCTTCATGCTTATTTCCTCCTTACAATATTTCTGAAAGCTGTATGACCTGGGCTTCTGTCAAGTGGTCAATTACTGTGTTCCCGTTTCTGTCTGCAAGTTCGTATTCATTCGGAATAGTTCCGAACCCGTTAAACTGGTTTGATAAGTAGTATCCTTTTTCATATAACTTTCTTTCTGCTTTTTTGATTTCTATATGTCCTCCTGTGATTAGATAGTTGGTACGTATTTCTTGTTCATGATGTTAATAGCAAGTTTCATACCTTCAATAAAGTAATGTTCATTATTTTCAACTGCACAATCAGTAAAAACATCAATGAAATCTTTGTACGCACTTTCCGAGAAAGTATCATGCATCTTGTCCGTAAATTCCTTAAAGTATTCAAAGAAATCGTCCCCCATGTCTTTCTCTTCCATATAGTTCAGGTAAATCACTTTCAAAAATTGATCCATTTTCAATACCTCCGTTTGTTTTATTTGATGGTTTTATTATACATCTTTAAAAGTGTATGGTCTATTGGCAAATACACTAATAAAAGAGTATGTAAACAACTTGAAATTATGCACTTTTAACAGTGTATACAAAATAGTTGATATACACACTTTAAACGTGTATAATAAAATAAGAAAAGGCGGTGATGAAATGCTTCAATATTATATGGATAGTAAAGAAATATTGGATAGAATAATTAAAAAAGGATTAACTACTTCCGTAATAAGAAGAGAAAAAATATTTTCTGAAAGCACTTTGCAGAACTTGAGAAAAGGCGTCATGGTTGACAGTAAGACAATCGGAAAGATATGTGATATATTAGAATGTCAGCCGGACATGATTGTTAAAAATGTTACTTCTGCGGAAGATGAAAAGAAATACAGGGAATTAACAAAAAACAACTTTTAAAAGTGTATAAAAAATATTGACAATACTATTTTAAAAGTGTATAATGAATTTAACTTGCAAGTAAATAATTAGCCCCTTGAACTAGGTTCTTAGAAGCGTGTCACTTAATTAGTGATCGGGCGTGAGTTGTCAGTGAAACGGCATCCGATATCTTTTTGGTATCGGGTGCCTTTTTTTATTTGTATTTTGGAGGTAATGACATGAATGATATTAGAATTTTTAACAATGATGAGTTTGGAAACGTGAGAACGGTAGAAATTGACGGAAAACCGTATTTCTGCGGTAGTGATGTGGCGTCAGCACTTGGATATAAAAGGCCAAATGATGCAATTTCCGCGCATTGTAGGGCTACGGTAAAACACAGTATCCCTATTAGCGGAAAGATGCAGGAAGTTAATTTTATTTCAGAGGGTGACTTATACAGGCTTATTACTCATAGCAAATTAGAATCTGCTGAAAGATTTGAAACGTGGGTATTTGACGAAGTTCTCCCATCAATCCGTAAAAATGGCATATATGCAACGGACAACGTGATTGACAACATTTTAAATAATCCAGACTTTGGAATTGAACTGCTAACGAAGCTGAAAGAAGAACGCGCCGCCAGAGTAAAAGCAGAGCAGACAAATGCAATTTTGATGCATGTTAATAAAACTTACACAGCAACGGAAATCGCGAAAGAATTAGGCTTGAAAAGCGCAATAGAACTAAATAAAATTCTTAGTAAAATGCATATTCAGTATAAAGTTAATAATACCTGGGTAATGTATTCGGATTATAGCCATCTTGGTTATGAAGAAATCAAACAGGAAGTGCTTGACAGTGGGCAAGTAGTATATCATAGACGTATCACGCAACTTGGAAGAGAATTTATAATAAACAAAGTGAGAGAATTTCAAAATGCAGCATAAACTAGAGAGGGCTAAAGTCCTCTCTTTTGTTATCTCGTTTCTATGGTTATATAATACACGATATTACGCACATATACAATTGACATAATTAACAATATTACGCACATATATATGATATAAAGTTGTGCACTATTTATTACGCACATATTTATTGATTTAATTACGCACGCATGTTATAATGTAATAAAAATATGGAGGTGTAAAAATGGCAGAGTATACAGAAGAACAGAAAGCAGCACGACAAAAAGCAGTCAGAAATTACGAAAAAAATAACTATAGATTGAATATAGTATTTCCGAAAAATACTAAGGAGAGAATAGAACGACTAGGACTGAATAAGAGTAATAGTGCGTTTATTCGCGATACGGTATTAGCTAAACTTGACGAACTAGAAAAAATATTGAAATAACGCACATATAATCATTGACATTATTACGCACATATACTATAATAATACTTGTAAGGAACAAGCTTACAAGTTACCAGTGGCAAGCTGGAGAAAGGAGAAAAATGAGTAAAGACATGACAATGACAGAAATTGCAAGGTTGATTGAAGGACTCAGATCAGCCGGATGGGAAGAAAAGAAAATCAATGATTTCTTACTTTACATCGAAAGCGGAACAGAAGAGTATAAGCCAAAAGAAGACAAATAAAAAGAGCCGTATAACAACAGCTCAGACACACAAGAGAGGGCGGAACTTGCCACCGCTCTCAAGTAAAATTATTATAGCAGATTTCCGAAAAGGAGGCAAGATATAACAACGTGATAGATATTAAAAATATTCAAGAATATTGCAAAAATGATATGCTATTATTTTCGAATCATGCACTCGAACGAATTCGACAAAGAGGAATAAAAATAAAAGATATCGAATCATGTATAATGTCAGGGGAGATAATAGAACAGTATCCGGATGATTTCCCGTTCCCTAGCTGTTTGATATTTGGGGCGTGTGTAAGTGGGAAAATACTTCATGTTGTGGCAAGTGACGAAGGAACAGCAAGCCGGATTATTACGGCTTATTTTCCAAGCTTAGACAAATTCGAAAGTGATTTGAAGACTAGAAAGGGGCGTTGATCATGAAATGTGTTAGTTGTAAAGAAAGCGAAATGAAGAAAGATAAAAGCACGTATTTTGCCGATCTAGGGGCGTGCTATGTTATTATCGAAAATGTTCCGTGCTATAAGTGTGAAAAGTGCGGAGAGGTATTCTATACTGCTTCAGTATCTGAGCGATTGGAGAAAATCATTGAACACGTGCAAACCGTAGCAAGTAAGATTTTTATTTGCGATTATGCAAATGTGGCATAAATTCCAGAACTAAAAAATAGAATTAAGGCAGTCAAACAGCTGTCTTTTTCTGTTTCCAGGGGATAAAGATAGAAACTATTTTGTTTCCGTAACGTTACATATAACGTTATTTGTAACGCAAAAAATAACGTTAATTGTTCTTATTCTTATTCTTTTTCTTTATATCTAAATTATATATATACAGTAGTGAGTAGTTAACACAGTATAAGTTATTAATATAATAATTACAGTGTATATATAATATATAAGGCTAAAATATATCACAAGTATAGAATTAAATATTTTAGGTTAATGTATGTTGACTGGAATAATAGATTGTGATAATATAATAGCCAGAAAAGAAAATATTAATGAGTCGCTATAGCATCGGTTATAGATACACAGAGTCGCGAACTGTTTATTGTTAACAGTTTGTCGGCTCTTTTTTATTTTATCAATTGGCTGGAGGTGATCAGGATGCAGAAGATAGAACGCGTAGAAGGACAAGAATTGAATACGACAGAAGAAAAGACAGAAGTATACACAGATAGCATACAAGAATCTATAGCTAACTACTGCATAGATCACAATATAGAGATTAAAGATATATATACATTCGACCAACAAAGATGGAATAGTGTACTGTTATATATTTATAAACAAGTATTTAAACCATGTAAGAAAGATGGAGTAACTAGAAGATATAACGAGAAAAGTAATATAGATTATAGCAATAAAGAGTTATTAGAAAATGTATGTAATATATATATATCTATGTGTTATGAGTATAGCAAAGAAGTATCTGTATTAGGGTTTAGTAAGATGACTGGAATAACACTAGATACGTTGTATCAATGGCTTAATAACCCGGAGATTGAACGCGGTTCGTCTGAGATAGTCAAAAATTTGCAGGTCGAGAGAGAGGAATCTTTAAGCAACAAATTAGCATCCGGAAAAGGCAACCCGGTTGGCATTCTCGGCATACTAAACAGGCATTATGGTTGGAATATGGGACAGCCAAGAGGGCAGACAGCAGCGCAAAAAGCGCCAGATCTTCCGGGCATTGCTCAAAAGTACTTGAATGACAGTGATCAAGCGGAAAAGGTTGTTGATGTACAAGCTCTTCCAAAGGTTGATTTTTAATACAATTTATTTAGATTTCTGATAATTTGATTTGTAAATGATATTCGAACTACATGTTGTACAAGAGAACTTAGCATACACAAGATATTGATGTGATGTGTATGCAAAACAAGAGTTTGTAGTATAGATACATATGTTCGATATCCAGTGGTCTACCCGGGGCGGGGGTTCTGTGTAAAAGGTCCCCGGGGCGTAACCTCACCCCCTCAAGCAAATTTTTTTCAAAAAGGAGCATCGCAATGTATACAGGAATCAAACCAATTATTCCGACCTATCTCGTTCAAATAACAAACGATTGTGTTTATTGCGTAGAAGCAAGTAGATGTACAGTTGATGTAGAACACGGAGTTATATTGTTTTACAAAAATGATTCAGTACAAGCAATGTTCCAGCTTGAAAATATAGATTCTTTTTGGAGGGTGATTTAATTGATTTTTGAATATCTGTAGGAGTGAATTATGTGAATACGATTATTTGTTTGACGGAAACGCCAGTGTGGCATCAAGGTTACATAAAACATCATTTACGGAATCCCGGCATTAATATGACTGGAAGCTTTAAAGGGAATCGGTTGGTTGTTAATGATATCTACGAAATCCTCTTTATAAATCCGGTTGGCATTTATTCAAATGATGAGCTTTTTGCGAACTGCATCTTGGATTTGACTGCCGAGAAATGCAGTGAAGATGTAAATAGCTTTATAGAGCAGAAAATCCACTGTAATTATTTCCTGTTTACTGAGATTGACGAATTGATTAGATTGTTGCGGGGTTAAGAATATGACAACAGTAAATATCCTAGGAACGGAATACAAGGTGATTAGAGAACCATTTGCAGATAAAGACATTGATGGTTATTGCGATTATACATCACGAGAAATCAGAATCAGAGACGATAACGTGAATGAAGTTGGAGATTTTGATGAACTGATGCGAAAGCAGCTACGGCATGAAATTATACATGCTTTTCTTGCTGAAAGTGGACTGCAAGCGAATTATGAACACTATAGGCAATTTGGACACGATGAAACGCTTGTTGACTGGTTCGCAATTCAATTTCCAAAGATGATAAAAGCTTTTGAGAGTGTGAATGCGCTTTAGGAGAATGTGCGATGGGCGAGAAGGACGAAAATCTCAGATATGTTTATGCAACATCTGATGGCATGGCAAGAAGAATGCTGATTGCAGATGATTTGATTCACGATATTTCTGAAAAACTTGTTGATGATGCCAACATGAAGATAGGGAATGGAGAGAATGATGGAGAATTTAAAGTTTCGCTAAGTTTCAATACGGCTTATCTGAAAAATACATTTGCCTGGAAAATGCTATTCGGTTCAAATAACTGGCGAAAACTTCACGGAATGCGAATGCGGAGGAAGAAATGGTTAAGAAAATAAAGCAACTGTTCTGTGACCATAGAAAAGTGGTTCATTACAGAACAGACCTGGTCCGTCAAGATGATGGTTCTTGGAAAACAGTTCACAAATGGAGATGTAAGAAATGTGGAAAGGTGATTGGGAATGAGACAACTTAGAAATTTGCTTGCATGGATTTGCTTGATTAGCGCATCGGTTATGGGATTATATAACGGTGTCTACAAAATGCTGTATCTTGCGATTATAAACGCTTGCATGCTTTATGATGCCGGTGTCTTAAGCGCAACGATAATTGCAAAGACGGTAATTAGCTGTTTGTGCTCGCCGGTTATTATTTGTGGTTTGGCGTTTATCGGACTTATGTTGTTTGCCATTATCAGCGAATATGATTAGTCAGTAAAGACTATAAAATCTAGTGCAACGCACGGCACGATAAATATTGTTGCTAACCGTCAGATGGCGGTTAAGTCAATGTAGCTCATTGGAAAGAGCGGTCAGAAGCGCGCGACAACAAGGCTGACAGGAAATGGTTCGATTCCATTCTTTGGCATTGAGAGATTACCTTGCTTTAGTAGGTTCCAAACACATGAACGATGGTAATTTGGGTAAAACGCCATCGCATTGGTGGATATGCAAGTGGACAAAGCAAGCTGACTGTAAATCAGTTCCTTCGGGTTCGTGAGTTCGTATCTCACTCCACCAACTTCATTTACTCGGAACCACACCTTCAGGCAGGCGCAGGGTTGAATTTGTGAGCTGAGTATCTAAGAATTGCGCCATCACATGCCGTATTCCCATAATGGTATTGGAGATGTTTGCTAGGCATTCGGTCGGAAACGACTTGGAGGTTCGAATCCTTCATACGGCGCTTCAGTCGAGTGGAACGGATAACCACATATGGCTCATATCCATAGAATAACGGGTTCGACTCCCGTGGCTGAAATTTCTACCGATTACGGCCGGTTGAGGTCTGCAAGTATAAAACCGGTAAAAACTTATTTGTTGGAGATAAGAGCAAATTCAGTGATTGCAGTAGCCTGGATACAACAAATTGTCGTGCTGGAAGTAATAAGGAATGACTGCTGAGCGGTCTGAGGTAGTTTTAAGGCGCGAGGTATGCTGTGTATCAATTGACTTTGAAACGGATTGCAACCAATAGTAAGCCTTGATCTTGGGCTTGTGGGTGCAAATCCTACACACAGCAATTGCAGATGAGTGGAACGGATAACCACGCTTGCCTCCTAAGCAAGAAATAACAGGTTCGACTCCTGTATCTGCTATTCGCACGTTTTTGCAGGTACGTGCGATATTGTTTTCCCCCTTCCGTTTGTGCGGGTTTGTTGGCTTTTCTTCCCGCACACATGCTATCATAGTTCAATTGGATAGAGCAGTTGATTACGAATCAACAGGTTCCCGGTTCGAATCCGGGCGGTAGCTTAAAGGGCAGTAGTTTAATGGCAGAACATCAGACTTTGACTCTGACAGTTGTAGTTCGATTCTACATTGCCACGTAGGTCGATAGTTTAATTGGCAAAACAACGGTCTCCAAAACCGTAATTATAGGTTCGATTCCTATTCGGTCTGTAGAGTTTTAGTTGCGGTGTCTCTAAAAAACAAAGAAAAGAAAGCGAGGTGAACGTCTCGCTCCTTTCAAAATCAATATCTTTTTACTCAACCATAGATATTGTGTTCCGCATAAAGAACCGTAACAGTGAGTGGACTACACGCCAACGCGGTCCGCTCAGCTTATTGGCATGTAGCTCAGTGGTAGAGCAACTGGCTAATATCCAGTGTGTCGCAGGTTCGATTCCTGCCTTGCCGATTTCGAGAAAGGAGATGTAACAATGACATTTAAAGAAGCGTTTGAATTAATGAAACAGGGTGCGAAAGTAAAATTGCCTGGTTGGAATGGTTACTGGTGTTGGGATGATGAAAAGCAGACAATTATGATTCATTGTAGACCAAAAGATTCCGATAAAGGACAGGGAGAAGTCCTTGATATCCGTGAAACGCAGAGAGTGGAATACACTTTCATGCACACGCAGAGAGATGATTGGATGATTGCTGATGAGAATAACTGCGGTGTTCTTGGCGGCCAGTCAACATTTGGATTTGGTGATGCTATCCGTTATCTGAAAAGAGGACTTAAAGTTGCTCGTAAAGGTTGGAATGGAAAGAAACAGTACATTCAGCTTGCTACTGGTATTTCTTACAAGACAGCGGACGGAGAGATTGTAAACTGCGAACATGATGCCATTGGAAATATGGCTATTGCATTTGTTGGAACATCAGGGGTGCAGATGGGATGGCTTGCAAGTCAGGCAGATATGCTTGCGGAAGATTGGGTGTTTGCGGAGTAATGCATGAATAAAATACGAGAAGCCTATATTGAGAAAACTGGACAATTTGTAAAAGGATGGATTGAATTTAATGAGGTATATGCTGACAATAAGAGCCTTGGATTTATTCCAAGATTCTATGTGGTTGAAACGCTGATACCATTTGACTATTATTCAAAAATAGAAGTCGATAATGTTGTTTTTACTGGTTACTGTGGTGCGTATTCGATTATAGGTAAAGAACCGATGCAGATAGGAGAGATGAATGATGAAAGCAATGTTAAGTCAGCCAATGGCCGGAAAGACGGATGCAGAAATTGTAGCAACAAGAGAGAAAGCAATTAAGGTCCTTGAAGAAAAAGGATATGAGATTGTAAATACTCTCTTTACAGATGAATGGTACAGCAATGAATCTATGAAAGAACGTGGAGTTGTACAGATTCCATTATGTTTTCTTGCTAAGTCCTTAGAGAATATGTCTCTGTGCCATGCAGCGTACTTCTGTAAAGGCTGGGAGAATGCAAGAGGATGTAAGATTGAACATGATGCTGCTGTTGCTTATGGACTGGAAATTATTTACGAGGAGGATTAATCATGATTATCACAGGAATGGATCACTTTCAGAGTGTATGTAAAAAGAAACTTGTTGAATGGTATCAGAAGAACAGACCGGAGACACCAATCGATTTGAGCAATGTATTTATTGTGTGGAGCTGTAAGACTTTGCATCATTTTAAATGTCTTGCATCGACCTCGATAAGCGGAGACGGTGTTTATGCTGAGTATACATACAATGGCATAAAAGAGGAATTGTATGGAGATGTGTACGGAAAGATTACAAACACCTGTTATACAGAGGAATAATATGATCGTTAATGGTTGGTATTACTGTCCGACCGGTCACAAGACTGGCCAGAGAGTAGAAAAACATTCCAATATTGAGAATACGCCGATATGGTGTAAGCACTGTAAGAAAGCGTATTATCCGGTGATTAAGGATGGGAAGATAAAGGAGATTACGAAATGACAATAGGTGGTTGGATTTTATTTGGAACAATTGCATTAGTTATTTTGATTTTTGCAGCAATTATTGCATTGTATTGGTTTGATGAAGGTGGCGGTCCTATTTCGTGGATTGTTTCAATTGGAATTGCTACTGTACTATGTATTGGAGCATTTGTAGGTATGAATGCGTATTACAACAATACTGAAAGTGGGAAGAGAGCATTAAAATCTCAAGAATCAAATTTTAATTCTGGAATTGAGAGAATTGTGACAATATACGATGTAAACGGGGAAATTATAAAGCAGTACGAAGGTAAATTTGATGTTGAGTATGACGATGATCGGATCTTATTTGATGATGAAAATGGTAAACGCCATGTGGTGTACTACACGACTGGAACGGTTGCTATTGATGAAAAATAATTAGTGCCAGAGCCTAAGAGCCAGAGCCGATATTTGTGAGAAATTGCAGATATTGGCTCTTTTTTATTTTGGAGGAAGATATGTCAAATAGATGTGTAGATTGCAAATTTCATTATTCTGGTTATGAATGAGATGAAGTAGACGAAGAAAATTACTTAATTAATATTTGTGGAAAAGGACATACAGAGTATATTGAATCATCAGAAGAGTGCCCGTTCTTTCAAGAATATGAAAGAGTGCCATACGTTGAGAAGTATACAAAATGCGATAAATGCGAATTGCTTCATGAATGCAAAGAAGCGGGACGATTAATAGAAACAACAGCACTTCTGGATAATCACAAACATTACATAATGGGGTGCGGTTATCTGTGTAAGGAGAGGTTAAAAGGATAACAGAGAAAAACATGAAGATTATAAATGCAATAAAGAAAAAGCCAGTGTGCTGTGAAACTCTGAGCGATCTTTTGGATATGGCAAGAGCTGTATACAATGAAGATAATTCAGAGCTTCCTTATTGCTTAAAAATCACTGAATATATCAAGAAAGTTATTCCTTGTTTGCCAAAATCTAATTCATTAAACGCTCTGTACTGGAAAGTCCTGTTATGGGAAGCTCCAAATCGATTTGAAAGTTTCTTGCTGTATATGGAAAAGAACAGACCGTACAAGAAGAAATTTTACGAGCCTAGAATGAATCCGCTTAGTATTGTTGCTCAAGACTTGCAGGACTTGGAAGATGGCAAACATGACTTCTATGGATTGTCTATGCCACCTCGTGTAGGTAAGAGTACGATTTGTATTTTCTTCTATGCATGGATAATCGGTAAGCGTCCATCAAGTCATAATGCCATGAGTGGGCACAGCGGTATTCTTGCAGATAGATTCCATAATGACTTAATCAAATTGACAGAGAATGAAGAGTATACATTCCATGAAATTTTCCCGGATGTTCAACTCGTGAGCAAATCATCAGAAAAAAATGAATTGTACTATGATGCGGTAGAAAGTTTTGCAACTACAACTTGCCGTGGTATTGATGGTACATGGACAGGTGCCGTAGATATTAGCGAAGATGGATATCTTTACGTGGATGACTTGGTGCGTGATCGTAAAGAATCACTAAGCCTAAGACGATTAGAAGGACGATACCAAGATTACCTAAATATCCTTGTTGACCGTAAAAATGATGGTTCAAAAGAGTTAATGGTTGGTACACGCTGGAATGTTGCTGACCCATTAGGAAGAATCGAGAAGCAGTACAAGGATAATCCGAGATACAAATTCAGAAAACTTCCAGCACTTAATGAAAAAGGTGAATCCAACTTTAATTATCCTGTTCACGGCTTCTCAACGGGATACTACCACAATATGCGCGACAGGCTTGATAAGAACGAGTGGATGGCTAAATTTATGCAGACTCCATTTGTTCGTGAAGGACTGTTGTTCCCAGCAGACGGATTAAGATATTACAACGGCATACTGCCGGAAGGTGACCATCGTGTTGTTGGAGCTTGTGATGTCGCATGGGGCGGTGGAGATAGCTTGTCAATGCCTATTGGTTACGAATATCCAAACGGAGATGTATATATCCCATCATGGATATTCAATAAAGGTCCGAAAGAAGTTACGATTCCACTTGTTACTGGAAAAATCATAGGAGAACGACTTACAGAAATACAATTCGAAGCTAACAATGGTGGCGATATGTATTCCGATAAGGTAAGTTCAGAACTGGAAAAACATAATTACCACTGTAGTTGCTCTTACAAAAAAGCTCCAGGAAACATGGAAAAAATGACGAAGATGGTTGCTTATTCTGGTGATGTAAAGAAACATTTTATATTTTTAGACCCTGAGCATCAAGACCAAGAATACAGTGACGCAATGGACGAGCTGAATATGACAGTTCAGATTGGTGATAACGAACATGACGATGCCGGAGATGGAATTACTCAGTTAGCAATGAAAATCTATGGAGAAATAGGCGGACCGGCAGAAATTTATTCAAGTCCAGTTTAAGGAGGAATGAAATGAAGATTACAAGAAAAGATATTGCAAACTATAAATTGTTAAAAGTCCTTCTTGAAAAGGACCAGAAGAAACTTGAAAGATATGTGGCGAATCAACCATCGGCATATTCTGGAAAGGTATATGGTTCTAATCCAGAATTTCCATATCAACCGAGAGGATTCACAGTTACAGGATGTTCAGATTTTGAAATAGCGCAATTGAAAGACTGGGAGCAGAAATGCCGTGAGATGGAAGTTAAGATTCAAGACGACATTCGCAGATTGAATGAGTTGGAACTGGCTATTGACACAATGATTGCGAACGCGAAAGATGTTGAAGATAAAGCAATCCTGGAATATACGAAAGACGGGTTGTCACAGTATGAAATTGCGGATATCTTATGCATGGAACGCTCCACGGTATCGAAAAGGCTTTCAAAATATGTGTCACAGTGAGGTTTCACACAATTCACATTTTAGAGTGCTATAATTATAATCGAAGAACTTGTAATTCGTTTCAAAAGTCTCTTTAAAGGGCGCTATGTGTTAATTCATGTAGCGCTTTTTATTTTTGCGTAAAGGTAGGTGAATTCGGTGTCTGAGAGTAACAACAATGAAGAATTTGTATATCCGGAACTAACTGGCAGGCGCCGGATTTATTCAGACGTTGATAAGATAACAGAAGAAAACATTTTTGAGGTTTTGCAAAAAGCAATGATTGTTCATATGCAGAATTCCAATGAAATGGTTTTTCTTATGAGATATGAGAAAGGCATTCAGCCACTTGTAAGAAAGAAAACGATTCGTAAGGAAGTTGATATTAGAGTGCAAGATAACCTTGCAAGTCAAATTACGGAATTTAAGCTTGGATATGTTTGGGGACAGCCGATTACATACGTCCAACGTGGAAATAAAGATTTTAGAAAATCTACAGATAATCAGAATAACTTGCAGGACGATGGTATTTCCATGCTGAATGAGCTGAATGATTCTGAATACGCATTTTCCAAAGACCAAGAGCTTGGAAGATATGTTGAAATTAACGGCATTGGTTACCAATTTGTTGACATTAAAAAGTCATATGATGGACTTGCACCGTTTGACCTTGTGACGCTGAATCCTTTGTTTACATTCTGCATCTACAGAAACTCAGCGCTTCAAGAGAAGCTGGCAGGTGTCGCTTTCCGGAGAACGGAAGATGGAACAACTTATTATACCGTGTTCACTCCGGACAGGAGATATGAAATTCGCGATATGCGCGAGGTAATTAATGGTGACAAATCGAAAGAACCTTGGTCATTTATGCGGAGAAGCGGTGAAAAGAATCCATTCAAGAAAATTCCAATCGTAGAATTTAATCGCGCTACGGACAGGACGGGTTGCTTTGAACGTCAGATTTCAGATATGAATGCACTAAACGTTGAAGTTTCTGATTTTGCAAATAGTGTAGCACAAACCACGCAAGAAGTTTTCTTTGGAACTGGATTTGAGCTACCAAAAGATGGTAGTGGAAAGACGCAATCGCCTGTAGGTGGACAATGGATTGTTGCGAAGCAGACTGGCAATGGTGGAACTCCAACATTGAAAGCAATTTCCAGTACATTTGATTATCAAGGAGTGCAGGAAAATATTGTAAGCAAGCGAAACACGATTTTACAGAAAGCATATGTGCCGATTCAGACGGATCCGGGTGGTGGTTCGACTGGCTCAGCTATGAATATGTCTTCCGGTTGGAGTGCTGCGGAAAACAGCGCTTGCAAGGAAGAGCAGATTCTTAGGCGAGGTAAAGCAGAAATTGTTGAACTTGAGATGATTGCAATTAAGAGTACGAATGACATTCCATTCGATAGTCCACTTCGTTCATTGAAATTTTCGGATATCAAGCCGAAATTTATTCGTAATAAGACCTACGACCTTGCTACAAAGGTTAATTCGATGGTTGCAATGATTAAAGCTGGCGTAAATGGTCGTGTGGCAATGGAACAGGTTGATTTGTTCCCTGATGTAGCTCAGGCGTGGGCTGACAGTAAGAAAACGATTGAAGAGTTTCAGAAATCATTGATACAGAAAAACGAACCACAGAAAGAAGAGAAGAGAAAAATGTCTGATTTATCTGATCAGACGGGAAACTCACCAATTCTTGATGGAATGAAGACAGGTGATGATGATGTTCACGAATCTTAGTTTTGATGAATTGAATGCGCTTGTGAAAAATGAGCGCAGTATGTCATTCAAGAAGTATTTTGGAGAAATGAATCTTCCGGAAGAAGAAAAGTCTAAAAGGATTCAGATGGCAGAAGAACTGGAAGAAAATTTTATTGTCACAATGACGCTTCTATTCACAATGGCTCAAGCGAATAAAATCGATTATGAGCTTATCAGAAAGCAGATTGAAGATTCTTATTTGGAAACGCTTAGAAAGTATACGAGCGTGGATAAGTACTTAGAAACATACATCAAGAGCTTTTCCTATGATGTCATAGACAGCACGAAAAGCCACAAGAATGAGCCTTATTACTATTCATTGGATAGAGCACGATTCATGGCTGAAAACGAAGTAAACACGACAATAAACCATGCTAGATATATGGAAGCTGTGAATGCCGGAAAGACAATGAAGCGGTGGGAATCAATCATTGATGAAGTCACTAGAAAAGACCACATCGAGGTAAATGGAAAGTATATTCCGATTGGACAGGCTTTCCGTGTTGGTGATTCGTGGATGATGCATGCCAAAGATACCTCGTTGGGGGCATCTGCAAATCAAATCGTGAATTGTAGATGCGTAACAATTTATTTATAGAAATTGCAGTCACAGAAATGTGGCTGTTTTATTTTGGCACAGAGAAGTGCCTTATCAAACGCGAAAGACAGAGAAGTCTATAATCGCGAAATGTAACTATGAGAGAGAACTCTAAACGCGAAGAAAGGAACGTGTAAATTATGGATGATAACAAAAACCTTGAAGGACAGGTACAGCAGAATCAAGAGCCGGATAATAAGCCAGAAGAGAAAGAACCTACTGTAGAAGAGCTTATGGCGCAATTAGCACAAGAAAGAGCCAACAATGCAAAACTAAAAAACAGTTTTGACAAGACATCATCTGAACTTGCTAACACAAAGAAGCAGTTGAGAGAAAAGCAGTCTGCTGAAGAACAGGAAGAGGAAGCTAAAAAAGAAGCTGAGGAAGAGCATAAGAAGTATGTCAAAGGGCTGGAAGATACGATCAGGATGACCAATGCCACGAATCGTTATCTCGCAATTGGAATGTCAGCTGAAATGGCGAAAGATACTGCAAAGGCTGAGCTTGAAAATGACATGGAGAAAGTCACTGAGAACATGAGTAAATTCAAAGATGCTTCTATCAAAGCAGCTGAATCTGAATGGTTAAAGAGCAGACCACCAGTAAATGCTGGACAGGGCGAAGGAGAAGAGACTGATTTATTCCTAAAAGGTTTTAACGGTTAATCTTCCATGCGATAACCGGACGCAAAAAAGAATGCGTTCGCTGATTACAAAAAGTTAGTAAAAGGAGAGATTTAAAATGGCTGTAAATTACGCTGAGAAGTATTCACAGATCGTGGATGAAAGATTCAAAATTGGTGCACTTACATCTGCACTTGTAAACTACGCATATGACTGGGTTGGAGTTTCCACAGTAAAGGTATTTTCTGTACCGACTGCAACAATGGGAGACTACAAAACAGAGGGCGCTAACAGATACGGAACACCGACTGAGCTTGGAAATGAAGCTCAGGAGATGACACTTAAAAAAGACAGAGCTTTCACATTTACAATTGACAAGAAGAGTGAAGATGACACAATGGGAACAATGGCTGCGGCTGCTGCGCTGAGACGTCAGATTGACGAGGTTATTATCCCTGAGATTGATGAATACCGTATCGCAAAACTGGTTGCCGGAGCTGACGTTTCACACGTTGTTAAAGACGTTGCTGTGACAAAAGCCAATGCATATGAGAAATTCCTTGCTGTGCAGGAGATTCTTGACAACGCAAAAGTTCCGACAGGTGGAAGAGTTTGTATCGTAACTCCTGGTTACTACAATATGCTGAAACTTGACGAGGCATTCACAAAGAAAGGCGATATGGCTACAAAGCTTTCTATCACTGGACTTGTTGGTGAGGTTGACGGAGTTAATATCATTAAGGCACCAGCTTCTTACTTCCCTGAGAAAACAAACTTTGTAATCACTAATCCAGTGGTTATGCCATCACCAATTAAACTTGCTGAGTACAAGATTCATGACGATGCGCCAGGTATCTCTGGTAGCCTTGTAGAAGGTCGTGTGCGCTACGATGCATTCGTACTTGATCAGAAGAAAGATGCTATCGGTGTATGCCAGAATCCGGCAGGCTAGGAGTGGTGAATAATGATTACATTTGAAAGAGATGGAGTCAGAATGAATGTGGAGTCTGAGGTTCAGGCTTCCGCATTCGCGCTGAGTGGCTGGAAGCGAGTTGAGGTTGCTGAGAAAGCTGCTCCAACAGAGCCGAAGCCAAAAACTACAAGAACAGTAAAGAAATAAGG